GCAGCACAGGTAAAAAAGGTTGTTAAGATTGCAAGCGGTATTATCTGCTCACAGGAGGGTAATTACGGAAGCGTAAACAGAAACGACAACAACCACGGAATGAGCATAGGTAAGTGCCAATGGAACGCATATTGGGGCAGGGCATTGCCCCTTTTAAAGTCCATTGTTGAAAAGGACCAGGAACGAGCAAAGGAGATATTAGGGGATGCCCTGTATACAGAGATTGCCGGAAGTAGCGTAGATGCGTGGAATAGACAGGAGAGAGAAGCAACAGAAGAGGAAGCCAAGGCAATATCCAAACTGCTAACAACTAAGGACGGAAAGGAAGTACAGGACGATTTGGCGGATGCAGATATTACAGGATATGTAAAGAACGGCGTAAAAATCGGCTTGGTATCCTTAAAAGCACTTGCCTATTTTGCAGACTTGGAGAACCAAGGCGGTAGCGGTGCGAGTTCACGCATTGCCAAGACGGCAGCAGAAGCCACAGGAGGGGCGGAAAAGGTAGGACTTGAAGAAATACACGCCTACGCCTTAAAAGATGCCACAATGGGGCAATATGAAAGCCGTAGAAGCAAAGTATACGAAGCGATAAAGGGAAGCAACTTAACGGACGTATCACACACCAAGACAGAAGAGAAGCAGAACACACCGCAGAAGCCACAGGAAACGCCTACAGGAGTTTCAAAAGGCGATATAGTGACATTCACAGGCGGAGGGGTCTATATCTCTTCTACGGCAGAATATGCAGCCAAGGAAAAGGATGTGGTAAGCACCTGTAAGGTAACGGCAGTAAATGAGAAAGGCACACATAAATATCATTGCATTTCACAAGACGGTAAAGGCGTGTACGGTTGGGTCAATGCGGAATCTATCAAGGAGTTATCCTCTAAGGCACACAGCGACCCCGCAAGCGTTTCAAAAGGCGATATAGTAACATTCACAGGCGGAGGGGTTTACAAGTCCTCTACGGCGGAATATGCGAGCGTACAGAAGAATGTTACAAGCACCTGTAAGGTAACGGCAGTAAATACCAAAGGCACACACCCTTATCATTGCATTTCACAGGACGGTAAAGGCGTGTACGGTTGGGTTAATGCAGCAGATGTAAAATAGACCGATTCGGTCACAAAACGGAGGAAAATACTATGCAGATTTTAAAATGGTTACTTGTTAATTGGGATTCTGTATTGCTTATTGCTATGGTTGTAGCCTTGATTATTTATTTAATCAAGACAGGACAGACCAAAATCTTAAAGCAGATTGCAATTAAGTTTGTCACAGATGCAGAGGGAGAGTGTGGGGCCGGCACAGGGATTATTAAGCTGTCGGAAGTGGTTGCGAAAATGTACGCATATCTGCCGAGCGTGGTTAGAATCCTGTTTACAGAAAAGCAGTTGGTACAGATTGCGGAATCTGTATTAGCGGAAGCAAAAAAGAAATGGGAAGCTAACGAGAACCTTACAACCTACATTGAAAACAAACAGCAGACAACCCCGGCAGTGGTAACACTTGTAGAAAATACAAAATAACAGAATATGCAGTAAACAAAATGCCCCCTTGGCTTGATGAAGCCTTGGGGGTTATTTTTATATTCTGACAGGATAAGGCAGCAGTACAAGAGGGGTAATACCACATTCAGAAAGTTTATATATTTTATGAGAAATGCTAATGCCGTTATCAATCCATATCATAAAACTTTGTTTCTGCAATAATTCAGAGTGGTTTGTAAAGACACAACCGCAATTTATGAGATTATCAGCAACCCACTTTTCGCATTCGGCGAATTTCTTTTCTATTCGGCGGTTATTTTCAACCGTTACCGCCTTACGGTCATTCATATATTTTTCATATTTTCCAAAATCCATAATATCCACCTCTATAGTACCGGGGCAGCAGTACCGCAACCCCGGATAAGTATTTAGTTGAGTGGTTGAAGCCAAACCACATTATCAAAATTAAAAAAACCGCCGGAACGGATGATAGAAAGTAAAGCCTTTTTGCCACCACAAGGCATATACGGCTCTGTATCACCCTTAAAAGCAAAGAAGCCTTTAACCGGGTGCTTGAAACAGTAACCGCTTGGACGAGTATAACCAAGCGGATGTTTAAATTTAAGTTCGCCTTTAAGTCTGACAACCTCTAAAGCGTTGTTGATAGTGATTGTTTCTAGTGTTCTTTCCATAGTGAATACCTCCTAAAATGTGGATACTGTGTATAACTTTGTGGGTCTGTCTTATTCCCTGTTCCTTATGATACTATTATATACTTATATAAGTATATACGCAACCCAGAATAATTACCAAAATACTTATATAAGTATATAAAGTTATTTGTGCATTTTATATACTTGTATAAGTATAATGAATGTGATATGATAAAGAAAAACCAACGAGCAAAGGAGGTGCAGCAGTTGGCGGAGGAAAAGACAGGCGGAACGCCTGCGACAAAGGCAAAAAATAAATACAATGCAAAGGCTTACGACCAATTTCTTGTAACAGTCCCGACAGGACAGAAAGCAGAGATTGACAAAGAAGCGAAGAAACAGGGATATAAGAGCCGTAACGAATTTATAGTTGCAGCAATCGAAGAGAAGAAAGCGAGGGGATAAAATGGATGAATTGTTGAATTGCTGCCCTAAGTGTGGAAGCACATTAGAGTTTAGCAATTTAATGCAGTATTCAGACGTTTACAAAATAACAAGAAGTGGGAAATTATCTAAAAAAAGAATAAGAAAAGAAGATTGCGGGCCTATGGAGTGCGGATATATTTCATGCACTAATTGCGATTTTGTGACAGATGCGGAATTAGACTATCGGGGGAAAGATGAAGAGATAAGGATATATCAGAAAGAAGATAAGTATTACTACAAAAAAATACTTATATAAGTATAAAAAACTGTTGACAATATACTTATATAAGTATATAATGTAATTGTAGCAAGGAGATAGCAGGAAAGGAGTTAAACAATGGAGGATAACAAAATGACAAACAACCAGTTCAAAGGGATAATAAAAATGATAATAGCACTGATAAGAAATGATACACCGAAAGAAGAGTTAATCGAATATCTCACAGAATTGATTAAGGAATAAAAAACTTAATAAGGGTCAACACAAGGGGCGAACTTCATAACATTCCTGCTAATCGCCCCGAGTGCTTTAAAATATATTAGCAGGAAAAAACAAAAAAATCAAGGTCGAATAGACCGAATCGGACACAAAGGAGGTTCAACATGAAAAAACAACACATTATAATCATTGCTGTAATTGTGGTCTTTTGGATAGGTCACGGGATAATTGCAAGCAATAACAGGCAAACAGAAAACACCACAACCGAAAATCAAACAGATGTTCGGGGGGGGGGGTACTGCTGAATTAGAAAAAACAGAAGTGCCGGAATCCGAGAAACAGGAGGAAACAACAGAGCAGAAAGAAACAACGGAAGCAATTACGGAAGAACCAACGGAAATAGTGGAACACAGAACAGGGGATAATATTGTAGGTATAAGCGATAAGGATATTACTACGATATATTCAACAAAGTACGATACTGTAAGGAATGATGTTACAGGTAATTGGAAATGTATTGTAATAGCAGAAAACAACTTTAATGTTGAAGATTATGCGTTATCGTGTTATAAAAACTACTTTGATTCTGATAAAACTATTTTGGCGGTTGAAAACTTAACCACAAAAACAAGCACGAGTATAAGTGTTGTATCCGGCTTGTTATATGTATCAGTGTATGAATATACCAAAGGCGAGGAACATGATGCCAAAGCAATGTTTGGCGGAACACATTTAGTAGATTACATTGTATACACAGACAACGGAGATATTGAAAAAGTAACCGATTCGGAATAAAAGACCGAGGGCAGCAGGCAATAACTGCTGCCCTTTTGGCGTAGGAGGTGCGATATGAAGAAATTTAAACAAATGAGTAAAAGTGACCGTATCAAAATGGAAGCACTTTTAAACGCCGGGTTGTCAAAGGCAGCAGTAGCAGAACAATTACATTTTCACAGAAGCACAATATATAGAGAATATGACAAAGGTAAGTATATGCACCGAAACTCTGACTATACAGAGGAAGAGCGTTATAGCAGTGATTTAGGACAAAAAGCACACGATTACGCCCAAGAGGGAAAAGGCAGAAGCCTAAAAATAGGAAATGATAGAAAATTAGCGGAATATATAGAAAACAAAATTGTAGATAATAGATTTAGCCCGGAAGCAGCATTAGCAGAGGTTGCACGTTCGGGGATTGAATTTAAGACAACAATAAGTGTTAGAACACTTTATAGATATATTGATAATGGAATTTTTTTGAAACTTACAAACAAGGATTTACCTATTAAAAATAAAAAGCATAATAAGAAAGTACAGGTACAGAAAAGAGCCACCGCAGGAGAAAGCATAGAAAACAGACCAAAGGAAATAGAAAAACGAGAGATATTCGGACATTGGGAAATGGATACGGTAAAAGGAAAGAGAGGGGTCACAAAATCGTGTATGCTTGTATTAACGGAAAGAAAAACTCGTGATGAAATCGTTATTAAGCTGAAAGACCAAGGGGCAGCTTCGGTAGTAGATGCGTTAGACAGGTTAGAGAGAAAATGGGGGGATATGTTTTATAAGGTATTCAGAAGCATAACGGTTGATAATGGTGTAGAGTTTTCAGATTATGAGGGAATGGAGCGTTCTGCATTGAAAGAAGAAAAGAGGACTTTTGTATTTTACTGCCACCCGTATAGCAGTTGGGAGCGTGGCACGAATGAAAATAATAATAGGCTTATACGCAGGCATATACCAAAGGGGGTAGATTTTGAGGATACAACAGATGAAGAAATAAAATATATAGAAACATGGATTAACAATTACCCAAGGGGAATATTTGATTTTAAAACATCCGCAGAATTGTTTGATGAAGAGTTACAGAAATTGGCATAGAAAAGAATAAAAAACTTGTCGCAAAACTATTGACAAAATATAATAATAGAAAAAATTGTAAAAAGCTGTTGACAAAGTGTTACGCAGATGATAATATAATCAAGTCGTTGGGAAACAGCGATTAACTAAATAAGCAGTCGTGGCGGAATTGGCATACGCGCTAGACTAAGGATCTAGTCCATATTGCTTGGGTGCGGGTTCAAGTCCCGCCGACTGCACTTTATTGAGG